ACATGAGAGGCTTATGCCATTATATTGGCAACGAGGATTTTACTAATGAAGTTATTAACGGAGACGTACATCAGCGTAATGCAGATGTTCTTGGTGTATCAAGAAAGACTGCTAAACCTTTTCTATATGCTTATTTGTTTGGTGCTGGTGCAGGTAAGATTGGATTAATATTAACTGGAAAGAGAGACACAAAAGTTGGACAACAAGCAGATGAAAAATTTAAAGCTTCAATCCCTGGATTATCCACTCTCAAGGATAAACTCAATGCTCAGTATAACAGCACTGCTAATAGGTTTGGTAGTGAGAACGCTAATATTCGTGGTCTTGATGGTCGTATTATCTTTGTTAATTCTGAACATCAAACTCTTAATTATCTTCTTCAAACTACTGAAGGCATTACCTGTAAAGCAGCTATGGTCTACGCAAGAGACAAGATCAGGGAAGCAGGGATACATGCCTACCCCATTATACACTATCATGATGAGATGGCTTGGGTATGCAAAGACGATGATGCCGAAGCTGTAAGAGATATTTGTGTAGAAGCTTTTAGTGAAGCTCCTAAGTGGTTTGGTGTCACCTGTATGGGTGGCGAAGGTAAGATTGGAAAGAACTATGCGGAGGTTCATTAATGTTAGCTCTAATTGATGCTGATAGTATTATCTATACAGTAGCATTTGTAAACAAGTCTCCAGGACTCTGTAAGAAAGCTTATGAAGATAAGATTAAAGAGATTATGGATAACACAGATGCTACTAAGGGTTTAATCTTCCTTAAAGGTCCTGATAACTTCAGGTACTTAGTAGATCCTGATTATAAAGGTCATCGTAAAGATGGTCTAGATGAGGATGTTAAGGAGCGTATTAAGATGTTGTATGAGTATGCTAATGACTCTGCTATTCTGTCTCACAACGGAGAAGCAGATGACTATGTTCATATCGCAGCTCAAGAAGCTAGGTCTGTTGGTGATGACTATGTAGTATGTTGTATTGATAAAGACTTACAACAGATTGCTGGTCTTAACTATAACTATCGTACTTGTGCTCTTAAATTAATTACCGATGAAGATGCTTATCGCTTTACTATGAAGCAATTCCTTACAGGAGATGCTACAGATAACATCAGAGGTATCCATAAGCTAGGACCTAAAACTGCTGATAAGTTATTAGACCCTGTTTCTATTGAACAACTCTGGGATACTGTCGTTAAGATATGGTCAGAGAAACATCCACGAGATGAATGGAAAGAGCCATTCACTAAGTGTGCTAATAATATCTACATTCGTAGATCAATAGAAGCACTAAGACCAATGACTTATGAAGAGCTAGAGGAAGATTTTAAATGGATACAGGACACTGGCAATGGTCAGGAGATGACTTCAACGTTGCAGACTACTGTGGATTTGTCTACATCGTCAGATGTAACCACCCAGATGAACGAAGACTTTACATCGGAAGAAAGTTCTTCCACATAAACTTCGGTAAGAAGCGTAAACAGAAAGAAAGTCCTTGGCGTAAGTACTTAACTAGTAGTGAGAATGTAAAGGCTTCTATTAAGAAGTATGGTAAGGAGTTCTTTACATTTGAGATGGTTGGTATTTATAATACAAGAGCTGGAGTAGTTAACGCTGAAGTAGAATTACAGTGGTATGCTAATGTTCTTCATACTGAATATGAAACAGATATGAGAGCATATTGGAATGGTAATATAGGAGCTATTAAGTTTATTTCTAAGGAGAAGGTAAGTGAAGAACATCGTAGAAGAATCAGACAAGCATACCAAGAACACTTTGAGTTGGTCTCAAAAGAAAAAGAAACAACTCCAAGCAAAGATTAGAAGAGCTTTTGTAAGAACAAAGAAAGAAAAACATGAGTAGATGGTATCATACTAACTGCCCTAAATGCGAATCATCAGATGCATTTAGCTACAAAGATGGTGATGACTTCGGTTACTGTTTCAGTTGCTGTAAGTCCTCTCCTATTAACCCAACCTACATTAAAGAAGATTACTCATACGATATGCACACAATTCCAGAGATTCAAGACTATGATACACGAGGATTCCAAGAGCGTGGTATCACTAAGGTAGTAGCTAGCCACTTCGGTGTTAAGGTTTCTTACGCTGAAGATGGTACTATTGCTTCTCACTTCTACCCTTACACTAAGAAGGGTTCTATTGTAGCTTATAAAGAACGTAAGCTACCTAAACAGTTTGTTATTCATGGTGACTTTAAAGATACAGAACTATTCGGTCAGAACATGGCTCAAGGTTCTAAGACTTTAGTTATTACTGAAGGCGAACTAGATGCTATGGCTGTATCACAAGCACAGTACTCTAAGTACAGTAAGTTCTTCCCTGTAGTAGCTATGCCTAGTGCATCAGCAGTTAACCTAATCCTTGAACAACGAGAGTGGATTCGTGGGTTTGAGTCAGTAATCCTTATGCTGGATAACGATGAAGTTGGTCAGCAAGCAACTCAAAAATGTGCTAAAATTATAGGATTCGATAAGGTAAAAGTTGCTAGTCTACCAGAGAAAGATCCTTGTGAAGTACTTATTAAGCATGGTGGTGATATGCTTATGAAGTGTTTGTTTGATGCTAAAGAGTTTTCACCTGTAGGAGTGCTACGAGGTGATTCTATCTGGGATCATTTCAAACAACTACAGAACACTGTATCTTTACCTTATCCTAAATGTCTTGATGGTTTAAATACTAAACTAAAAGGAATTCGATTGGGTGAGATTACTTTGTTTACTTCAGGTACTGGTTCAGGTAAGTCTACTGTTATTAAAGAAATCGTATTAGAGATTCTTAAAGAGACTCCTGATATGGTAGGCATGGTATCACTCGAAGAATCTATTGGTGATACAGCTCAGAAGTTTATTGGTATGTCTCTTAACAAGGCTAACTTAGATGAGATCTCTGAAGAAGATAAGTACACAGGATTCAAACAAGTGTTCGGTGATGAACGCTTAGTATTACTTGATCACCAAGGTTCTGTAAGTGATGAGTCTCTTGTTGATAAGATTGAACACCTAGCTTTAATGGGTTGTAAGTATCTTATCCTTGATCACATTACTATTGCAGTATCTGAAGGTGCTAAAGGTAAAACAGGTAATGAAGCAGTTGACTCTATCATGAGTGACTTGCTTAAGATTACTAAGAAGCACAACATCTGGTTAGGTATTATCTCTCACCTACGTAAAGGTGAAAAGCCTTTTGAAGAAGGTAACTTACCTACCATTGATGACATTAAGGGTTCAGGTTCTATCAAACAAATTTCATTTGATATCGTAGCCTTTGCTCGTAATATGATTGCAGCATCAGACGATGAACGTAATACTATTCGTTTGAGAGTTCTTAAATCACGACACACAGGTCAGACTGGTGATTGTGGTTTTACTAAGTACAATACCGAGACAGGTCGCCTAGGTGAGGCAACTCTGTTAGACTTTGATATAGCTTAACCGAAAGGAACTAATGAATCCCTCCTCATATCTATCAGAAAAGGTGAGCCGAGTAGTGCTAGACTCTGATAAAGCTTACAACAAGGGTGCTAAGATTTTAAAGGCATACCCTGAATGGGAAGCTAATCTAGAGAGATTTATTGCTGAGTCTTGGGATATCCTTCTTAACTATTGCTCTACACCTGCTAGAGTAACTAAGGGTGGTAACCTAAAGTCTTATGTAAAGTTAACTAATGTATCTATCCAGATGGGTATTAACATCTGTAGACAGATAGATCAAGATGAAACTGATCCTAGTATTACACTAGGTATTGGTGATCTTATGCTAGAGACTTTTTTACAAGACGGATTGATTGATATCTTCCGTGAGTATGAAGGTCGTAAAGCTCCTTATGTAGTATCTGTTGTTAATCAACCCTTGAATATTAAACCTATTCTTAAAGGAACTGTCTTTGTTAAACCTGAAAAGATCAGTGGTCTTATTAGTCCTATTACTAGAGAACCATATATCAAAGGATGGAACAACAGAAATTTATTTAAGCAATACTTAGATGCACCATTCATTCAAGCTATTGAGAACCTACGTCAACAGTCTTGGGATATCAATAAGAATGTTCTTAATGTACTCAAGAAGAATCGTAATGAATTCGTTACTGAAACTCTTGAAGTGGTAGATAAGCATGGTGAAGTATTCAAATACAATATCCACTGGGAAGATGATCAACTACCAGTGAAGAAACAGTTCTGGCACTTAGATGGTACTAAATTCCTTCGTAAGAAAGATCCTAGAGTACAACGAGCTTTGTCTAAACTGTTTGAGTTCGATCAAGTAATAAAGAAAGCAGATCTAATCGCTGATTATGATATGCCGTTCTATCAGGAAGTTTCCTGTGATTATCGTGGTCGTATCTACTATGCAGAATCCTTTATGGAATTCCAAGGTAGTGATCTTGCACGAGGTCTTTATCTCTTTAGTGATAAGAAAGAATTGAATGAAGAAGGTTTACGTTGGTTATATATCCATGCTGCTGCTTGTTACAATCAGTCATATACCATTGAAGAACTTAAAGAACTTACTTGGACCACTACAGACTACATATCATATCTTGAGGAAGAACAACTCGATACTATCTCAGTAGACAAGATGACTCTTCAAGACCGAGTTAACTGGGTTGAGTATAACCTAGATACTATTCGGTTAGCTGGTCTTCAGTCTCAGTTGTTTCCTGAGGCAGAGAAGCCTATCTCTTATTATGCAGCTTGTGTAGAGATTGCTGAGTATCACTTGAGTAAACTTAGTGGTGTTCCATATATGTCTGGTCTTCCTATCCCTATCGATGGTAGTAATAACGGATGGCAACATCTTGCAGCTATGTCTAAGGATAAACAAGCAGGTACTTTAGTATCTCTTACTCCTACACCTATACAGAAAGACTTTTATGTAGCTGTAGCTAAAGCTTTAATTGAGTTAATGCCTGACTGGTTTGATGAGAGACAAATACCTATGAAGCATATCCGTAAGGGTATTGCTAAACGAGGTTCAATGACTCGTGCTTACTCTGCTGGTAAGAAGAAGATTCAATCTAATATGTATGATGACTGTCACGTTGAAGGTTATACTAACAAGTATAATATCACTGAAGAAGACACTGACTTATTAGCTGGTAATCTTATTAAGGGTATTAACTCTGTATGTGCTGGTCCTCTTAAGACTACTAAGTATATGCAGAAGATTATTGAACATGAACTTAACTCTGGTGAACAAGGTATTGAATGGGTTACTCCATCAGGCTTCCCAGTTAAATACAAGGTATATCTACAACATGAAAGACGTTACCAAGGCACTATCAAAGGTGTTAACAATAGTAAATCCATTTCCCATGTGGTTAAAGTTGACGTCAGAAACAGGGACACCAATGAAAAGGTTCCTTGCAGACGTTCATTTGCTTCTGGTATTAGCCCTAATGTGGTCCATAGTTATGATGCTTCTCATATGGCTAATACTATTACCCATTTCGGTGGTTCTTTCGGTGCTGTTCATGATAGCTTTAGTACTCATGCTAACGATGTAAACAAGCTGCAACAAATAACTAAAGAAGAATTCATTAAGCAATATGACTGTGAGAACTTCTTTAATGTATTACAAGACAATCTTATGAAACACAAAGATACTTTTACTTATAAACAACCTGATCTTGGTGATCTTAATATTACCGACATCAATGACTCCCAATATTTCTTCTGCTAGGATAACAATAATAATATGAATATCAAAATCGATTACACAAGAAACAAAGACTTCAGCGATCAAGCTTTAACTCTACTGAAGGACTATTATTGTTTACCAGATGAAGATCCTCAAGATGCTTTAGCAAGAGCTGCAATGGCTTATGCTTATGGTGATGAGGCTTTTGCACAAAGGATATATGACTATGCTAGTCGTAAGTGGTTTATGTTTAGTAGTCCTGTTCTATCTAACGCTCCAGTGGGTAATGAAGCACCACGAGGACTACCTATTTCTTGTTTCCTTACTTATGTCGACGACACTCTTGAGTCTCTTATTGCTCATAATTCTGAGGTATCGTGGCTCTCAGTTAAGGGAGGTGGTGTGGGTGGTCACTGGGATTCAGTAAGATCTTCTTCTGATAAATCTCCTGGACCTATCCCATTCCTTACAGTCGTAGATTCACAGATGACTGCTTACAAACAAGGCAAGACAAGGAAAGGTTCTTATGCCGCATATCTTGACGTATCCCATCCCGACATCATTGAGTTCATTTCTATTAGAGTCCCTACTGGTGGTGATGCTAATCGCAAGTGCTTTAATCTCTTTAATGCTGTTAATATCACTGATGACTTTATGTCAGCGGTTGAGTCTGGCGGTATCTGGGAACTTAAAGACCCTCATAGCAACGAAACTAAAGAGACAATCCCTGCAAGAGAGTTATGGCAGCGTATTCTTGAAGCACGCTTTAGGACAGGCACTCCCTATATTAATTATATTGATACTGCTAACAGGGCTTTACCTGAGTCTCAGAGGAATCTTGGATTAACTATTCATGGTAGCAATCTCTGTAATGAGATTCACTTACCAACAAACAATGAACGTACTGCTGTATGTTGTTTGTCTTCAGTTAACCTAGAGAAGTATGATGAATGGAAGGACACTACTATGGTAGCTGATTTAGTAAAGCTACTAGATAATATCCTTGAGTTCTTTATTACTCACGCTCCAGATGACATCTCCAAAGCTAAATACTCTGCTCAACAAGAGAGAGCTATTGGTCTTGGTGCTATGGGTTTCCATGGCTATCTACAACTACGACACATTCCTTGGGAAGGTGTTATCGCTTCTGTAGTGAACAATCAAATGTTTGCTACTATGCACAAGCAAGCAGAAGAAGCTACATTACAATTAGGAAAAGAACGTGGAGAAGCTCCTGACATGGTTGGCACTGGTCGCAGAAACAGTCATCTATTCGCTATTGCTCCTAATGCAAATAGCAGTATCATATGCGGTTGTAGTCCTAGTATTGAGCCTACTAAGTCTAACGCTTTTGCTCATCGCACTAGGGCTGGTGCTCACTTAGTAAAGAATAAATACTTAGAGAAACACTTAGAATCTATTGGTCATAACACAGAAGAAGTCTGGAGTAGTATTATTAATCACGATGGTTCAGTACAACAATTAGATTTCTTAGATGAAGTTACTAAGGATGTTTATAAAACAGCATTTGAATTAGATCAGCATTGGGTAGTAGATCACTCAGCACAACGACAAAAGTTTATTTGTCAAGGTCAGTCTGTCAATCTCTTCTTCCCTGCTGGTGTAGATAAGTCTTATGTTAACTCTGTACACTTAAAGAGTTATCGAGATGGTCTTAAAGGATTATATTACTTACGTACTTCTGCTGGTGTTAAGGCAGATAAAGTAGGTATGGCTAAACAACGGGTCGCATTGAAAGATGCTGACGAATGTCTCTCTTGTCACGGATAAATTATGAGCTTAACAAAACACAATATCACCTACAAACCTTTCCAATACCCATGGGCTATGGAAGCTGCAACACAGCATGAAAAGATTCACTGGATTGAAGATGAAGTTACTTTAGGTGACGATATGACTCAATGGAGTAGTAAGTTAACTCCTCAAGAGAAAAATCTTATTACACAAATCCTCAAACTATTTACTACCTCTGATGTTGTTGTCGGTGGTAACTATGCTGAGTTTTATATTCCTTACTTTAAGAACAATGAGATTCGTTCTATGTTATTATCCTTCGCTAGTCGTGAAGGTATCCACCAACGAGCATACTCACTGCTGAACGATACACTAGGACTACCAGAAGAATACTACAATGCTTTCGCTGAGTATGAAGCTCTGGCAAACAAAGTAGAGTTCATGCAGGACATTGATATCTCAACACAAGCTGGTGTAGCTAAAGCTATTGCTCGCTCAGTATTATCTGAAGGAGTATCTTTGTTCTCTGCCTTCGCTATGCTCTTTAATTTCTCTCGCTTCGGTAAGATGCCTGGAATGTGTACTGTTGTTGAATGGTCTATCAGAGACGAGACACTACATGCTAATGGTATGGCTAAACTCTTTACGGAGTTCTGTAAGGAACATCCTCGGATTGTTACAGATGAATTCAAGTCAGATATCTATCAGATGTTCCGTGATAACATCAAGCTTGAAGACAAAGTAATTGACTTAGCCTTTGAGATGGGTGCTGTAGAAGGATTAACTGCTGATGATGTCAAGCATTACATTCGTCACGTAGCTAATCGTCGGTTAGTTGATCTTGGTCTTAAGCCTAATTGGACTAAGATTAAAGACAATCCACTACCATTTATGGAGTATCTCTTAGGTGATTCTCATACTAACTTCTTTGAGCAGCGTGTTACAGACTATAACGCAGCTGGTATGGAAGGTGATTGGGGCTGGGAAGAAACCCTTAACAATCAATAAGATAGGCTAGCTCTGCTCTAAAGGAAAAGAAATTTTCTCATTGTGAGGATACCCGCCAGCCTCAATAAATATCTGCGGCAAGAGGAGCCTAATGCTCCTCTTTTTTATTCTTACCTACAGGATTATATGAAGACCAAACCCAAAGCACCTAAGTTTAAAGACAACAAGATTATTCGCAGGAAGTTCCTCAATAAGAAAGAAGGACTTGCTGCTGTAGAAACATATGTAACAACAGACTTTGATTCTATATCTGCTAGTGTAGAGATCTCTGATTGTAATCGAAAGATTAATTTAGACTTCTATACTTATAGTAGTGGTATTAAAGACAACAAAGAGAAGCTAGATAAACTAGATACTCTAATTAATATGCTACAAGAATTCCGTAGTGATTTTATTATGGCTACAGAAGAACTGAATAAGCGTAGACCTATCTACGATGCTTATCGTAAAGAAAAGAAAGCTTGGCAACAAGCTAATAACGAAGAACCCTCTATTTTAGATCAACTAGACCTATGAACCCAGAACAACAACTAACACTAGAAGCAATTGCTATCCATATTACTCGATTGAATATTGCTTTGGAAGCATTCCCAGATAACCCAACTGAAGACCAAGTAAAAGCAAAAGAAACATCAATTCAAGAAGTTGATTATTGGTTAGCAGTATTACGTAGAGCAAAAGGATTAATCAAATGATTGATAAGCACTTAAAGAATTTATTCTCCGATAACTTCACTGTATATACGAAAGCGCATGGCTATCATTTCAATGTGGTTGGTCCTGACTTCTTTGAATACCATAAATTGTTTCAAGAAGTATATGAGTATCTATACGAACAACATGATATTCTTGGAGAACTTCTTCGTCAGAACAAGATCATAGTACCAGCTGATCTTCGCTCTATCTGTGAAGCTACTGTAATGGACTGTGAGTTCGGTAATCCTCCTGCATCTAAGATGCTTGATGACCTCTATAAAGATATTGAAATGCTTATTGATTCAGCAGAAGCAGTGTATAAGTCTTGCGATAACTCTGCTATTGAAACAGTTATTGGTGATTACTCTGTAGGATTGAACAAGCTCTGCTGGTTCTTACGATCAAGCAAATGATCTACGTATATGGTGGGCAGTCCTGTAATGCTTGTGAAGGTGTAAAGAGTTCTTTCGACCATGCTGGCGTTGAGTATATCTATGTAGATGTATTCAATCCTGATATTGACAAGCAACACAAAGATAATTTTTTCGGTGGTAACTTTAGATCTATCCCACAGATCTTCCGTGATAACAAACATTTAGGTTCTACATTAGTAGTACCAGATGTGATTGCTGATTCACGAGGACAACCACATGAACCAACCTAACAAGGATTAATATGAGTGAACAAAAGAGTTTTAATATACAATCATTACAAGGTCATGATTACTCAGACCGAGAGTTACAAACTGATATGGCGCAGATAGGTATTATGGTTCCTGATTCTGCTTTGTTTAAGCCTGAGATTAATGAATACGTAGCTAGAGCTATTTATGAAAGTAATAAAGATGACTTTCTAAATACAAACAACCCAATTACTGGTAAAAAATATTCTGCTGAAGAGGCAGAAACAGAATCAAGAAAACTTTATACTGATACAATGAATCGAGTTGATCGACTACTTAAAGTTAAGCAATAAAAAAAAAACCCCTTAGGATTTCTCCTAGGGGGTTTAAAAATTTCTTTATGGTGTCATAAAGAAAATCAATCCGTTGTTTGCACGGCTAAATATTTCTTTTAAGAATGATGGTTTTTTAGTTGGATGTATTGTTGGTTGTTCCCAATCTTGGGCAATCTTAGATAGTTCTTTATAGTTAGAATACATAACAAACAAATTTATAATTTGTTGACCTGTTAACTTACCTTCAAAGTTACTTTCTTTTCGATTAGGTATGTAAGTATATCCTTGAGCTTCTAAATCTTTTAAAAACTTTTCTTGGTTAGGAGTTTTCTTTTCTCCAATGTACTGTACTACAGAATCTAAAGTAGAATAAACACCATAGTATTTGTCTTCAGGATTATTAATATTAAAAATTGTATTCTTATCTTTTTTCAATTTATTAATTTCAATAGATGCTTGCTTTTCAAAATTACTTCTAATGCCTAATTGAACATTCCAATCAAGAACTTCAGGAGTAGCTATGTTGTTAGCGTAGTACATTGCTTGAGGAAAACTTTGTGAGTCACAAATAAAGTTATCAAATACAGGAACTAAAAAGCTTTTATCTTCAGGTTTCTTTCCATTGTTAATAGCATTAAGAGTCTTCATAACAATCATTGACTCTCTATACTGCCCTAGGAAAGGACCAATCTGATTTACAGCTGCTGACCCTAGACCAGGATCAAAGTCTCTGTGTACCCAATTACCTTTCTCATCGTACTCCCAAATCTTTTTATTCTTAGCGGAAGCAATGTTATGGTAATAAGGTCTAGTTAAAGCGATCTTCTCATGATCTCCTCTTGCACCTTCAATAACCAATTCGTCTTCAGTAGGTAAGAACATATTACCACCAAGAGGAATTGTTTCTCCAAGCATACCTTTAAAAGCAAACATAGTACCTAGCATTTGCAAAGCACGAGTCATTACTTTGGGGGTTTCTGCTTGGAATTTAGAAGTAACCCTGTTTAAAGTTATTTCATAAAGATTATTGATTGATTTAGTTAACTTAACTATATCATCTGTGCCAAGTATGTCTTGATATTCTTCAAGAAACTCAGGATGATCCATTAAAAATGATCTTGCTTCTTCCATATGAAACATAGCAGGTTTGCCATAGTCAGTAGTTAATAAAACTTTTTTAGCAAAATCACTATTAAAATCTTTATCATCTAAATACTTACTAAACAAACCTTTTAATCTGTTTTTAATTTCATGTTCAGCAGGACTATACATTCCATCTATTGACTATCAATACAAACTTCTGTAAAGAAAGCACGAGGGTTTTGATTTCTAACTCCTAAATAACTTCCAAGTATATTACCTGTAAGATAAGTAAGCAAACCAGTACGCTCTAAAACTTTTTCATCAACAATATCTGAAGCAAGCATAGCTCGCCCAGCTGAGTTCATATCAATAGCTACAGTAGCATGGGGAGTAAATGTACCTCCGTTTGCTTTAGCTTTCATATACTCATATGCATCAATGTAAGCTCTAACTTTATAACCAATATTATCTCGTTTAATACTAGTATCCTTCTTTAGTAAATCTAAAGCTCGGATAGCAGAGGGTGTTAAAGTTCTTTTATCAAGAGACAAATCACCATTACGAATAAAATTAGCTATATCTTTCTTAGATCGAGTAGTAACAGGAGCAGTAGCTTCTTTAAGACCTTTACCCATCTCAGCGTATTGCTGTAATCTTTCAGGAGTTAATTCAGTAAGCAAATTAAAAGGTGTTTTACCATCTGTATTTGCTTCTAAAGCAGAAGCGATTGTAAAGAGAAAATCCATTTCAGCCTCAGGACTGCTAGGAGAAGTTTTCTTTCCAATACGATTCTTAATTCCTTGGTAATAACTTTGTGCTTGTTGAGCAGAGATCTGCAAAGGCTTTCCTTGTTTGATCTGTATAGGTGTTGCATTGCTTGTGAAAGCAGCACGAAGCATTTTGCTTCTTTGTAAGTTAGCATCAACAGTATCATCATACAATCGACCAGAAGCTGGATCATAGAAGAAAGAAGTATAACGAACCTTATCAGGTGTTTCAAAGTTATCTGCTAGATGAGCCATGTCTCTTTCTCTATCAGCATAAACCATATCGGTTGTTTTATTCTTTGCTGTTAAACCATGGGTCTTAGTTATACGGGCAGCACCAATATCTTTCTGTTGACGTTTACGAGCAGCCATTACCTTGCGAATTTCTTCAGCAGGCATACCTGATTTAACTAATTCAGCTTCATATGCTGTATTCTCTCGCATTTCTAAAGCAGAATCATCAAGCATATAACGAAGAACAATAGCTGATTCAGCATGAACTACTTTACCCACAGCCCCAGCATTATACTTAGCATCTTTAATTTCTTGCGGAGCATTAGTAATACCTTCTGGAGAACTCTTAGGGATATCTCCTCTACGAACAGCACTAGCTGGACCCGCATTAGCTCCTTCTTTTGTAGGAGGAGTAGATGTAGAAAAACCTGTAAAGGCTTTGTTAATCATTGATGCAATAGGCTTAGACTGGAAAATCATTTCACTCATGTCAGGAGTTAATCGAGGTGTTTCAACACCATCAATATTAACTTTCTGGATAAGTCCTGCATTCTCCCAACCCTTAATAACTACTGAAGCAGCTGCTTGAAATCGTTGAGGAAAGTTAGGGTTGTTAACAATATTAGGATCTAATTGTTTAGAACCTTTATATATGTTTGCTAATGAACTAGATACTAAACCTTGAAGACCTTTCCAAGTCATTTCTTTAGAAATATCTCTAAATACTCAGTAACTTCTTCTTTTCTACCATTAGCATAAGTAATTTGCTTATAAGTAATTGCTTCGCATAGTTTTTCAAAATTACCAGAAGGTTGTAAGTGTTTATATTTATTTATAAACTCAATAAATGGCGAATAACTAGGAGTATTTTCACTATCAATTAATGAAAATATACGGTCTTTTGTAATTCTGTCATCTACTTGCTCAATGGCTTTTATAAATAATGAGTTGTAATCTCTATCCGTCATTGGCTCTCCATTTAACTCATAATTTCTAGTTATTTCATTAAACTTTAAATCAAATGTTTTTAAAAATGCTTCCTTTGTTGGCAAATTATCTAAATCAAATTCTTGCTTCCATTCGCTTTGTAAATCATTTTTAACAATTAGTTTGTTTTGCTTTAGGTCAACAATATAAACCCATTCACACATAACAGCATCGTTGCCAAAACTAGAATGGTCTTGAAATATTATTTGCTCATCATTTGAGTTAGCGATATTTATTAGCACTTCTTCTGCCAAATCTCTGTGGCAATAGTTTCTCCACCATTTAATTTGCTTATCTGTTCTATTGTCGGGTTCGTTACTCCATTGAGGCGTATTTTTATTATAACTTTCAATAAAATCTTTGTCAATCCCTTCTTTGTCTAAAAATCTTAATTTAGGCAACTGCGATTTAAATTTATCAAACAGTTCCTTGTCTTTTAAAAATTCAAGCAATGAAGCTCCCACTCCATCGGGATAGCCATCCCATTGACCATATTGCGCTACTTTTGTTTGTCCTTCTTGGTTTATAACCATTGTTAAATTTCTTGTTCCCATGTTTTTTTAGTTTTTAAATTGTTATTTTTTAGGTTTAATTAATTACTTGTTTTTGTTCAATATCCCAATCTCTATATTTTCGCTTCATTACATCATTTTTAAACAATATACCAGCGTTAACTCTTTCTTGTGCACTTCCACCTTCAAAAGTTAAATGGCTTCCACCTTTGGGTGTTTCTGCCTGTGCGGGATTTCTGTATCCAAAGAATACATATTGAAATAGTTTTTTCATAGGTTTAATTATTTAAGGTTTAATATTTAATTTGTGTTGGCTTCCATTTCTTGATAAGTTAGGAATGTAGGGTTATTGTCTTTCTGCGCTAAATGTTTTAATTACGTCAATCCCTCCATGCTTTTCGATAACTGCTTGTATTGTTTCAATTGGAGTGTATGGATAAACTGTTTGCGTTGGATTTTCTTCATAATCTGCAAATTCAATTATTAAATCTTCCTTTGCGGATGGATAGCCTATTTCCATTGATTTATATTCCATAGCTCGTTCTCTTGGCATTGAATACAAACCGCTTCCCGCTTGGCATGAAAAGTTAAAACCATCTTTACAAAAAATTGCTGGTCTAAAAATGTGATATTGCTCTTTTGCTACTGCGTAGTTTGTAACTACGATAAATTCTTGAATGTTCATGTTAGTTAAATAAATTAAGTTGATTATTACGTTTAATTGTGTTAGGTTTAATTACTTCCTCAAATAGTTGTTTACATGCTTCAAATGAGCTAAAAATTGCTTTCATTCCATTTTGATGTGTTGCCTCAAAGAAAGTATTTCGGTCAGTTATCTCTCCTAAAAATTCACCGTTAAAAAATACGCTCTTTGTTTCGGGATTTATTGTGGTTTGGATTGTTAGCATGATATTAAAAATTTAAAATTGGT